AAGGAATGGTTAATGTAAAAAGTGAAACATGCCTTGAGTGTAAGACAATACCAAGTTATAACAAAGAAGGTGAGACAAAGGCTTTGTATTGTTTTGAACACAAAAAAGAAGGAATGGTTAATGTAAAAAGCAAATTTTGTATTCATCCAGATTGTAGGATACGACCATCATTTAACAAAGAAGGTGAACCAATAGCATTATATTGTGTTGCACATAAAATGGAAGGAATGGTTAATGTGAAAGATAAAACTTGTCTTGAGTGTAAGACAATACCAAATTATAACAACGAAGGTGAAATAACAGCATTATATTGTGCAACACACAAAAAGGAAGGGATGGTGAATGTAAAAAGTAAAACTTGTATTCATCCAGATTGTATGACACGACCATCATTTAACAAAGATGGTGAAACGACAGCATTATATTGTGTTGCACATAAAAAAGAAGGGATGGTAGATGTAAAAACCAAAACTTGTAAAAGTTCTTGGTGTTTAACACAAGTTCGAGAAAAATACGACGGTTATTGTCTCTTTTGTTATATACATTTATTCCCAGATAACCCTGTAACACGCAATTACAAAACAAAAGAATATGCCGTGGTTGAACACGTCAAAACAAAATTCCCAAATTATACTTGGATCGCAGACAAAATAGTATCTGGCGGTTGTTCCAAGAGAAGACCCGATTTATTATTGGATTTGTTATACCAAATTGTAATTATAGAAGTGGATGAAAACCAGCATACAGATTATGATTGCAGTTGTCAAAATAAACGCATAATGGAGTTATCACAAGATTTGGGACACAGACCCATAGTATTTATCCGATTTAATCCAGATGATTATGAAAAAGATGGAATAAATATAAGTTCGTGCTGGGGTCAAGATAAGAAGGGAATATGCGTCGTAAAAAAATCAAAAAAGGATGAATGGACACAAAGATTAAATGCATTGGAAGAACAAATAAATTACTGGCTAGTAAATACAACAAACAAAACAATTGAAATAATCCAGTTGTTTTATGATGTGTGAAAATAGGCGTTTTTAAATGATAAAAGGTGTTTCTGAATCACCAATTTATCCTGTATTGGTCACAGCAGTTTTTATAACCCTTTGTAATATTACTGCCAGGAAATGAACTTTTTAATTTTTCGATAAGCCGTGTTTTTACTAGTTCTTGGTTAATATTTGGTTTTGAGTATTTGTATCGACGCTGAGTCCATACTTGGAATCCGTCGTAATCGCAGATACCTTCGCTTTGAAAACACATAATAGTAAAGTATGCAACCGTTTTTCCTTTTACTGCACCATCAATAACAGTATTATAAATGCTGGTGTAATGTTTGTCTACAATGTCTTCAACAATCATACCACGCAGTTGATTGGGTGTTAATATTATATCACCGTCCTCATTTACATATTTTCCAATTTCATTCAAGACTACTAACACCAACACAACAGTAATTATACATAAACAAGACATTTTTTCATAATTAGTTATTGTGATGGTGTGAATTTTTATATCAATTTTATAATATGGGTCACTTACCTATAAAATCTTGCTTATCCAAATTGATAAGCAAGATTTAAAATATCGCTTCTCAATTTGGAGAAGCAAGATTTTTATTCAAAAAAAGGAGGGGTCAAAGGGGAACGTAGTTCCCCTTACCATTTGCCTGTGGTCTTTTTCACCATAATATTGTTCCCTTTTGCCTTTCTCTTTGCATTTGGATCATATTCGTCTCCATCATCGTCTGCCAAATTCTTCGATAATTCCCAGAACTCTTTGGACCCCAATTTGAAATCGGGGCGGTCCGCAGCCTTGTACCAGAACACTTGGTCGTTAATTTTGTTGGATTTGGCGTTGTTGGATATGACCATGCACTCATAATTCTCTGTGGTCTGGTCCATAATGGTGCAAAATGACTCCAGTGTGGGAAACATAGACGCATAATTCTCCCAAATCTTCTTACGATTGGATAAATAATTCTCTCGCAAAATAAAAACGTAATCAATATTGGTGCGGAGATTAGGCGGGATACCCAATGGGTATTGCATCGTGATGATCAACATCACTTTCCAGTGTCTCAATTATACCATTTTCATTCAGATATTTCTTTCTGAAATCATTAAACCAATGCTTTTTGAATGGGCATTGCACTCTCTCGAGTGGGTTTAGACTATATCTTAAGGTATCATCGTAATTGGTTAGATTACTCAACCCCACGGGCATTTAGTCGTTGAACAATCATCATATCCTTACCATTTGCGGACTTAGATGACTTGCTGCGGGTTATCTCTATTTTATACCTTTTTACTATACTTTATGTGGTTAGCATAAACCGCGGCACTATTTCTAGTGCCGTTTAGTAGTATAAACCTTCATAGAACAAAGTTCTAAATCAAGACGTCTCCGCAATTTGGACGTGTTGCATATAAAGGGTTCAATACCCTAAATACACTAGCCATTCTTTTGGAATGACTTAGGCAAACAATTCACCGTTCATGAACAGGGACCTCATCAACTTATCTTTGGTCCAGCTGTTATCGTATAAACAATCATCAAGAATGACGAAGGTGCGCGGGTCAATGGTGCACTTCTTGTAAGTCTCCATCTCGGTCTGGCACTGCTTCATTACAGTTCTCTGACGTCTCAAAACATTCTCTATTAAAATGGTGTTGTATTCTTCGTGGATAAAAAGTTTGGGAACCAGTTTTCCGTAAAACCCGTTGCCGGCTTCTGTCCCGGAAATGACGGTGCCAATAGGAATATCCTGGTGATGATACAATAAATCTTTGACCAAAAAAGTTTTGCCGGTGTCACGACGTCCAATCAACACGATAACGGGGCCCTTATTTTCTTTCGGGTCAAATGTGATTGCACGCATATCAAATTTTCTTAATTCAAGTGTCATTTTAAAAGTTAAATAATATATGTAAAATAAAGATAAAAAATGATGATTTGAAACGATTGACTCAATAAATATTGATTTGAAACGATTAGTTCAATACACCTAAATTTATCTTTTAGCGTAAAATATAAATGGAGTCCAAATTTAGTATATTTTATAAAAAAGCTAAAAAAAATAATTTAGAAATGCTGGATATTAGTGAAATCCAAAATTATAACCCAGTTTATAGCCGTTTTTTCGAAATGGATGAAACCAATTACAACCGGATTGCACTAAACCACAAATACCATATCCATGATTTGAAAACTGTTACCGACAATGAAGATAAAATTGTGGAAAAAGACATCTTTGTCAAATTCTCTCCACTTTTGGACCCCCTCAACTATTTGCGTGGCAAATATGATTTAGAAAAATCCGTTTTCAAAACACTTCCTAAACTTGGGTCAACTGTGGAAACTTGTTTACCCAAAGTGCTGGATGTGAACAATTCATCTTATGTTGACGGTTTTTTCTCTTATCTCACATCCATGATGAAAGATACACATGGCTGGATACATGGTGTTGAATATTATGGGTCTGCACTTGCAATCCATAAAAATTTCAAATACAACATTGTGGATGACGTTGATTTTTTAACAAACAATACTTTTTTTATGAACAATATCAATAAACATTTCACTTTGGATGAAGACGCCTCCATTATTTTGCGCGAATATTCCGGAGAAGGTTCCCGAAGCAATAAAAAGAAGCTGAGTATCAAAGATTTGGAAATTGATTTAGAGGTAGAAGAGATTGGCACTCCATTAGATGGTGGCAGTCCATTAGACGGCAGTCCATTAGACGGCAGTCTATTAGATGGTAGTGCATTAGATGGTGGTGAATCAATTGCTCTTGAATATGTCTCTGATTTAAAACAAACGAATGATGACAGCAGTAGCAGTGACGATTCTGACTCCGACTCCGAATCTGCAACAACTGAAGAAGAAGAAGGAGAAGAAGAAGAAGAATGGGAAACAGAATCTGAGTCCGAGACTAAATCTGGTTCTGATGAATCTATTTTTGACGAAGAAGAAGAAACCATGTTCAGTTATTTGAAAGAATTCCCAGTCCAGCTCATTTTCCAGGAAAAGTGCAAAGGCACTTTGGATGAGTTAATCATGCAGAGAAAACTGAAAGACGATACTTTTATAGAAGCACTTTTGCAAATTATCTTGTTGTTAGCCACTTATCAAAAAGTGTTTGATTTTACCCACAATGATTTGCACACCAATAATATCATGTATGTAGAGACCGAGGAGGAATTTCTCTATTATAAGATTGACGGGGTTTGCTATAAAGTTCCCACCAATGGTCGCATTTTCAAGTTAATTGATTTTGGAAGAGCGATTTACCGATTTGGTGGCAAAATATTTTGCAGCGACAGTTTTGCACCAAGTGGTGATGCGGCGACCCAGTATAATTGCGAGCCTTACTTCAACGAGAATAAACCGCGTATTGACCCGAATCCCAGTTTCGATTTGTGCCGTCTGGGGTGTTCTCTCTATGACTATGTTTGCAGAGATGATGAGGTTAAAACTCCCTTGCAAAAGCTTGTTGATTCCTGGTGCAATGATGACCATGGCAAAAGTGTTCTTTACAAACCCAGTGGACAAGAGAGATACCCCGATTTCAAATTGTATAAAATGATTGCGCGAACCGTGAACAATCTGGTTCCCAGTCAGCAGTTGAAACAGGGTATTTTTAAGAAATATGTAAGCGAAGCGACCGTAAGCGAAGCGACCGTAAGGGTCAACCCCGACAGTTTAAGCGAAATAAGTTTGAATATCATAGATATTGACGCATTGCCAAAATACGCGTAAAATGAATTACAATCATTTTAGGTTAAAAACAATCCATTAGTAATTAATAATTAGTAATGGAGAAAATCATATATATCAATATGGACGCCCGCGCCGACCGGAGGTCGGCGCTTTTGCAAGAATTTGACCGCGTCGGTTTCCCCCATGATAAAATCATCCGGTTTCCAGCATCTTCTTACAATGGATGTCCCAATTCAGGTTGTTTGCTCAGCCACGCAAATGTGTTGGAAATGGCTTATGACATGGATTTGCAAAATGTTTTGATATTGGAAGACGACTTTGTTTTCATCGATGATATACAAAAAATCCACGCGGATATCAAGGCCTTCTTCGAATTAAATATTCCATGGGATGTAGTAATGCTGACCACGTGTGCAGCGGTTGTTTCTGAGCCGACAAACCAATTGATTTCGCGAATCTCGTCGTCTGGCAATGGGGCAGGGTATTTAGTGAATCGGTCAATGATGTTGGAACTCAGCACACTGTTCAAGTCCAATGTAGAGAACTTGTATACAACCAAACAACACTGGGTTTACCAGAATGATATTTTGTGGAAAACAATTATGCCGTCGTCGCAGTGGTATATGTTCAATCATTATTTGGGGTACCAGAAGGAAGGATATAGCGATTTGTCGCAGGACCAGAAGATTGCGATTATTCCGCAAATCTTAGGGGAACTACGTTCCCCTATTTTGCTTTGCTTATCCCCTCCTTCGCTTGCGTCTTTGACTCTTCCCACTATAAAAGGAGGGGTCATAGGGGAACCTACGGTTCCCTTAGGAGATAAATCTTCACAGACTGTAAACAATTCATATTGTGCAGACTCCATTGTAAACAGTGTTATCAGTGCTTTTATAGGCCGTTCCAACATCGGACTACAAAAATACGGAACAACATTGGACCGCGATGATTTATCTATTCTGGATTGGATTCAGCACGCACAGGAAGAACATATGGATGCAATTCTTTACCTAGAGAAGTTGAAAACCAAATTAAGGGAACACGTCTAAGGGAACTCGTCGTTCCCTTATAATCCCATACTAATA